TTGCATGCGGCTGGCGTAGTAATCGATGAGGTTGTAGAGGTTGGCGATCGCGCCGTTGTCGTTCTCGTCGGTGCCGCGCGGCAGGGCTCGGTAGAAGGCGTCCAGGATGACGAGTCGGTACTGACCTGGCTCGATGGTTTCGAAGGTGGTGGCCAGGCCATATAGGTCGCGCAAGCGGCCGCGCAGTGTGACCGCGTCGATGTTTCCGCAGTAGAGGTGATGCGGAAAGTCCATGGCCTCGCTGATCACCCGGTAGCGGTGGATGATGGTGCTTTCGTGCAGTTCGTTGTCGATGTGCAGCACGCGCCCGGGTTCGACCGTCAGCCCCATCCAATCCAGGCCCGAGGCGATCGAGACGGCCAGGCGCGAGACGAACCAGCTCTTGCCCATCTTCGGACTGGCGATGACGTTCATGGTCTCGCCCTCGCGCAGCAGCTCGTGGATGACCGGCTTGTTGAGGCCCCTGAACCCGGCGATCAGGGCCTTGAGAGGCTGGATCAGCGGCGCTTCGGCGTCGCTGTCAAAGCTGTGCGGCGCGGCCGGCTGCACCACGGCCGAGATGTTCAACCCGTCGGCGCTGTGCGTCGCACCATGGCCGGTGTGGCCGCCATAGCCCAGGGTGCGAAGTGAACGGGCGGCCTGTTCGAAGTCGCCGCCGTGTTCGAGCAGGGCGTAAACGGAGAACGGTGAATAGCCCTGGTTGGGCTCGAACGGGGCGGCGTTGCTGGAGAAGACGTAGAACACCTGGCCGCCCGGGCAGTCCTTGAGCGTGGCGGACGTTCCCAGGGTCTTGCCCGGGCGACGCCAGTACTCGTTGCCATCGGCACTGGGGCGCTCGGTGACCCGCACCCAGCCGTGCTGTTCGAGCACTTTCCGAGGGTCGCCGCGGATGTTGAAGTCATCGCCAGGCCGGTCGCCATTGTTCGTTGACAGCGGCGGGATGTGCGATTCTCTGCCCGACAATCCGCAGATGTGCGAGATGTCCACCGACATCGGTCGAATCTCCGCGTTGTGCGTCGCACAGCCGTCGATGTGGCCGTTGTCTGCCGCACAGCCGCCGATGTTCGAGCTGTCTGCCGAGGTGTCGCGCTGTGCGGCCGATGGTGCGAGCCCCTGGCCCACATGCGCCGACAGCGCCGCACCACGCTGAACATCCGCGCCTGGGGCTGAGTACTCGTTGAGATCCCAGGCGGTCTGCAGCATCAGGTCGCGTTCGGCCTCGGTCAGGCGCGGCAGGAGGCATAGATCGCCCTGCGTGAGCTCGTACCCCGGCGTCGGGGCGCACAGGAACAGCCCGCCTTCGCCACGAGTCTCGATCAGGGTGGCGATGCTGTCGCCGACCTTCCGCTGCGCCAGCTTCATGTTGCCGCAGATGGGCACCAGGCACAGGTAGATCACGTGCCAGCCCCCGGACGGGGTGCGTTCAACGACCAGACGCTCGCGCAGCTCGGCGGGGATGCGCTGCCACCAGACGTTGAACAGTTCACCGCCGGCGTCGAAGTCGATGATCTCAAGGTTGTGCGAGGCCACGCCGCAGAGAATGCAGATGGCGTCGGCTGTGCTGCGAGGGGCTACGAACCACGCCGACAGTTCGGCTGGTGTGGGCCGCCGGGTCTGATACTGCTTCCACGGGCCCACCGCTGGGCGCTTCTGGGCCCGGGTGGCCGCCAGCACGCACAGACCCGCCGACAGGTAGGCCTGTGCGGCGTCCAGGATGGACATGCGTTCAGTCATGCGCCGCCATCACCTCCACGCTTTCGAGGTTGAAGCGAAAGTGCCAGAACATCCGCAGCGCCTGCCGCGTGATCGGGAACACCTCCTCAGGCTCGGTGATCTGGTGGATGTCGCACTCGTGTGCTTGCTGCACGATCCGCTCCAACTCGTCGAGGTTGATCCGCTTGACCGCCGCGAGCAGGTGGGCCACCCGGTCGACGGTGTTCGGGCTATGGGTGCATGCACAGGACGTGGCTGGCATGGTGAACCTCCTCAAAAAGGAATGTCGTCTTCGGCCCAGGCCGGCTCGGCGACGTCTTCGTCCACGCGCTCGTCAGCGCCATCAAGCCGCAGCGGGATCGGACCCAACTGGTAGTCGGTCACACGGTCGAACTTTTCACCCGCCACGGATCGAACGGTGATGCCCATCACCGGTGCCAGAGCGCCGGCCTCGGCCAGCTCGACGGCCTGCTGCGCTGTGGATGGGAACGGCTCACGCGAGCGCATGCGCCACCAGGCCTCAAACTTCCGCCTGGCGTAACCGTCGCGAGGGTGTTCCGGGCAGACCCACTCGCTGCGGTAGTCGTTGAACCCCACGCGGTAATCGATCCGCAGCGTGCGCGGGTGATCTTCCGGGGCGTCACGCTTCTGATGGACGCTGTAGCTGACCTCGCTGACTTCGTAGTCCGTCTCGGTCACCTCGCCGCTGAGGATGCCCGCCGTCGTGGCCTGCTGATCGTGCTTGTGCTTCTCCGGGGCCGGGAACTCATGCCCGCATTCGGGACAGACGCTGTAGGCCGCATGAATCACCGCCTGGCACTGTGGGCACTCCTTGGCCGGCCCGCCGGAAGCTTCGCCGCTGGAAGAACGTTCACGCACCTGCAGAGCATCGACCGGTCCGTGGCGCAGGATGTTGCCGCCAAAATCCAGGACCAGGCAGTTCTCCTTTGATGGATGCAGTCGGAACCCGCGACCGACCATCTGGTAGTAAAGGCCCGGTGAATTGGTCGGACGCAGCAGGGCGATGCAGTCGATGTTGGGCGCGTCGAACCCCGTGGTCAGCACGTTCACGTTGACCAGGTACTTCAGCCCCCCGGAACCCCCGGAACACCCGGAACCCCCGGAGCCACCACTTTTGAACCTCTCGAGCGTCTGGGCCCGGTCGTAGGGCAGCGTCTCGCCACAGACGAATCCGCACTCGAGTCCCATTCGCTCCAGCACTCGCTGCACGTGCAGGGCGTGCTGCACGCCGGCGGCGAAGATCAGCACCGAGTGCCGATCACGCGTCTGTTCGACGATCTCGTAGCACGCCGACTGCACCAGGACGTCGTCGTCCATCAGGGCTTCGACCTCGCCGGCGATGAACTCACCACCGCGGATATGGAGCGCCGAGGTGTCGACCTTGCGCCGGCCCGCCTTGGTTTTCAGCGGGCACAGGTAGCCCTGCACGATCAACTCACGCACACCAACCTCGTAGCACACGTGGTTGAGCAGCCCGTCCGGCGTCGGCGCGCAGATCATGCCAGTGGTCATGCGGTACGGCGTGGCGGTCAGACCGACCAGCCGCACGTTCGGGTTGATCTCCCTGGCGTCCGCCAGGAATGTGCGGTACATGCCCTCGCCTTCCGCCGGCAGCATGTGGCACTCGTCCATCAGAATCAGGTCGAACGCATCGAGTTGCTTGGCCCGCCGGTAAACGCTCTGGATGCCGGCGACGATGATCGGGTGATCGGTGTCGCGGCTGCGCAGGCCCGCGGAGTAGACGCCGATCTGGTTCCACAGGTCCGGTGCCATGGCGTGCAGCTTGTCCACCGCCTGCTCGAGCAGTTCCTTGACGTGGGCCAGGATCAGGACGCGGCCGTCCCACTGCGTGACGGTGTCGCGGCTGATCGATGCCATCACGGGCGTTTTGCCCCCAGCCGTCGGGATGACCACGCAGGGGTTGTCATCCCGACGGCGCAGGTGGTCGTACACCGCCTGGACCGCCTCGGCCTGGTACGGGCGCAGCGCGATCGGCTGCTCCGACGGGTCGGAGGTTTCCGGGGCCGGGGCCGGGGGCGGGGGCGGGGGCGAGGGGTTCAAGCCTGGACCTCCGCCGGCAGGGGGAATAGTTCACGCGTGGCGGGGTAGAGCCGGGCGATGCTCTCGCTCTTGAGCCAGGCCCACAGGGCACGCTGCACCTTGCCGTAGCGCTGCACCTTCTGGCTGTAGGAGCCGCCGCGGTTCTCCTGCAGTTGCTGCCGCAGCAGCACGATGATGCCCTCGTCGGCCGAGGTGACGATGCCGGTGATCAACTTGCGGCAGAAATCCTTGAGAATGGCGTGATCGACCGAGTAATAGGCCCGCGCGACGACGGACCGGGTGATGGCATTGCTCACACCGGAGGCCGACAGCAGACGCGGCAGGTGGTCGATGGCGAACTGGATCGCCTCCTCATGCACCTGCAGGGCCTGGGAGGTTTCGGTAGGCGACAGGAGCGGCGGATTGCCGAAGCCGGCCAGCATCGCCCGCAGCAGGGCGAGCCGATCTGCGGTGACATCGCCGTTCTCGCCGGCGATGTTCAGGATGTCAGCCATGCTGCGCGACTTGCCGCAGTCGATGGTCATCATGGCGTCGGCATCGATGTTGCGCCAAACGAACATCTCAACCGAGACGTTGGCCACCACCACGGCCCAGAGTCGGTGCTGGCCGTCGAGCAAGGTGCCGTCGGGCCCGAAGGCGATGCCGGCGTGGGTCAGACGCCACTTGCCGTCGGTCATGTCACGGGCCAGGCGATGGACGTGGTTGTCCGACACCTTGCGGTTGTTGCTGTTGCACTGCTCGAGCCACTCGAGGGCCTGGGTCGGGGTGATCAGGCTTCGCTGGACGGAGGGGTGAACGGCTTCATTCTTGGCGATCATGCGGCACCTTCTTTCTTCTGGTTGAGGTAAGTGGTCAGGGACTCGATCAACTGGTGGGCGTACTCGACGCCCATGGCGGCGACGATGGCGCGGGCCCCATAGATGGGGTCGCGGGGCAGGTTGAGATTGGTCTGGGCGAGGGCGGGACGAGGCTGACGGACCGGCTTCGCGGCGTTGGGCGAAATGCCACCGACTCGGCGATTGTTCTTGGCCCGGCCGATCTTCGAGGTGTCCTGCAGGTAGGTCGACTTACCCCGCGTCACCGATCGGGTGGTCTGAGCTATCTTCGATTTAATCGAAGATGCGCTACTGCCTGCATCGTCCTGCTCTTTTCTGATTTTCCGAACGATGAACTCACTGACGTGGCACAACCGGGCGATGTCACAGTTGGAACGTGGGTTGCCGGCATCGTCGAGGCTGACCATGGGGTTGGTCAGCATGGTCAGCACGGCCTTGCGCTTATCACCTTTGGTACGACGAAGGCCATGCTTGGCGTTGGCACCCACGGAGTAGAGAACAGCGTCGCGCTGGGTGCCCTGGTGGATCTCGGCGAAGACGAATTCGCAGTCGATCTTCTTGTTGGCCCAGTAGCGGTGGAACCCATCGGCCAGCCAGTAGGTCGCGCCGTCGAAGAACACGACGACCGGGTTGAGATCGATGCCAGTGCTGTATTGCTCGGCATACTCGTCGACGATCTCCTGGTCGATGGCGACCCGCGGTTGGGTGCCGCCGTCGATCCGAATCTCGTCCAGTCGCAGGGTCTGAACGTTTTCAGTTGTCATGGCGATGCTCACTTTCCGCGGCCATGGGACGGCCACACATCAGGCAGCGTTGCAGGGGCAGGGGTTCGAGCCGCACGAGGATTCGACCCTCGGGCACAGGTTCGCGGCGAGTGACGAGCAGCAGGTCGATCTGGCTGTCGTCTTGGTAAACCCCGGCATGGGCCAGGGAGTCCTGGGTGCTTTTCAGAAGGTTGTCCAGATCGCGTCGGCGTCGATCGGGTGGGAACGCGTCCATGGCCAGGGCGATGCGCCCGCCTCCGGGCGGCTTGCGAACCCAGTCGCTGCCGCCCAGCCCGGGTGTGCGGGCCAGGAGCCCGCAGATCACTCTGCGGTACTCCCGGCCCGCCCGGCTGATTAAGGTGCGGCCATGGAACGTGCGGTAGTAGTGGTTGACGCTCGGTGGGAACGGCAGCGTGAGTTCCATGGCGCTGGGGCTCCTCATCGTTTCCAAGGCGGGGTGGTGTTGTTGACCGGAGCCTGCTGCGGCCGACCGGCGGCCACGGCCTTGGCCTCGTAGGCCTTGATCTCGTTGGTCAGCTCATCGTTGTCCTTGCGCTTCTTGAGCTTGATGGAGATGACCAGGGGGATGTTGTGCAGCTCGACGGAGTCGCGCGGCTGCATCACGCCCACCGCGTGGCAGATGGCTGAGAGGTTGCCCCGAGCGATCTTCTGCGTCAGGTCGTTGGGGTGGTCGGTGCAGAGCCGGTCCCAGATCTTGCGACCCTTGTATTCGCCCTCGAGCACGGTGTACTCGAACTGCAGGTAGGTGCCGTCACCCTTCTTGGTGGACTTCTTCTCGCTGGCGGTGATGGCCACCAGGTACTTGCCCGCCGGCAGCGGGTCGAAGGCGAGGGTCGGCTCCACTTCGTTCGCGTTGAAATTTCCAAGATTGGCCATGGGTCAGACCTCCGTGTTGGGGGTGGTGTTGGAAGACAGGGCCTGCATGAGCGCGGGCCACTCCAGGGGAATCTGGGTCGGCAGGCTGTAGCGGTTCTTGGCCAGCACGACGTTGTTGCCCTCGGTCAGCAGCAGGCGCTGCCCGTCCTGGCGCTGGGCGTAGAGGACGGCGTCGGCCCATTCGATGAAGGGCGGCGCGATCCAGTGCGGCAGGTCGGGCGAGGCCAGGCGCTGGTCGAATCCTTCAGGCGTGGTGATCTTGGTGTTGGCCGCGTGGGCCAGGAGGATGACGGCGGCTCCGGTTTCGGCCACGGCGTTGAGCATCGGCAGCAGGTCGCGGTAGACGATGTTTTGCACGATCTCGCGGGCCTTGAAATACCCGCCATGCGCGGTGCCCAGCGTCGAGGTCAGGTCGGACCCGGCCTTGGGGTCCAGGTCGTGCACCACATGCTCGATGATGCGCTGGACCATCCAGTCGATGGTGTCGATGGCGAGGGCCTGGGGCGCGTCGGCCTGGTCCAGGTCGGCCAGTTCGACCAGCCACTTGCGCATCTGCGGCCAGGACTGCAGGTAGGGCGTGCGGGTCAGGCCCGGCACGGCTCCGGCACCGTTCTCGCAGTCGAGCAGCACGGCGTTGGCCGAGGCTGCGAAGGTGGTCTTGCCGACCCCGGGCTGGCCATACACGATCATCTTGGGCGGCGTGGGCGTGGTGCTCGTGATCAGCGTGGTCATCAGGGTCATGCGAGTGCTCCAGGTTGAGGGTGGGTGATGTAGGGGTGCCAGGTCAGGGCCAGCCTGCCGGTGACTGAGCAGGGTCGAGGCTTGCCGTTGCGGACCAGGCCGCCGCGTCGCAGCTCCGGCAGTCGCTTGTGGGCTTTGATGCCCAGTTCGTCCTCGATCTCGCGGGCGGTCTGCCCGGGCATCTCCAGGACGGCGTTGAGGCAAACCGCTCGGTGCCGTCGCGCCAGGCCGTGGGTCTCCACCTCCTGTCCGGCCAGTGCCGAGGTGGGCGGGTCGCTGTTGCGATAGTTCTGGATCACGTCGTGGCTCCTGTTGGGTTAGGCGTGCGTGGTTCGTTGCCGAAAAAGCGCCCGGGCGGGCGTAGGGAGTCCGGCCGTCTGCATCCATGCGGGCATCCCTGCCGCACGGCACGAATCCGGGGACGTCCCGCCCGGGCGCGAAATGTCAGTAGACGTCCAGGACGCGGACGACCTCGTAGCCGGTGGGGAAGGCGTCGATCTCCCAGGCGCGACGCAGGCGGGCGATCGCGTCTTCGTTCTCCTGCCGGGCGATGGCCAGGGTGTTGTCACCCACGCGCCAGACGCCGCAGCGGTACGGCTCGATCTTTTCGATGGCGATGAGGTGGACCGGAACCGCTTGCTGGATCACCTGGGCCAGCACGGCCTGGTAGAACGCCATCTGGTGGTGGTAGCGCCGCCGCTTGGCTTCGTTCTCGAACCAGGTCAGATCGGCGGTGGTCTTGAGATCG